ACCGTAGGCAAGGCGAACAACGCCGATTATGCCACGAATGCCGGATATGCCGTCTCGTCAGGAATTTCCGCCAACACGAACGCCTTTGCGAACAAGGACATTTACCACTACCAAGAGGCCGGGTGGATTATTCTGTCATCGCATAAGTATATAGATTCCGAGAGTCGTTGGTATTGGAATAAGATTGCTACCGTCACGGACTGCCATACGAATTATTCAGGCGTGGTCATCGAAATCGAGGCCGTCGAGGATTATGTGACCGGAGGAGCCGTTTACGGAAGGCTTTACCTTACCTGCGGGGAGGGTGCTATATCCCTTAACTTGATGACCATGCAGAAATGTCAATCCCAGAGGGAGCTGTACATACATGCCTGTATAGACAAGAGCGGGAACGTGTGGGTGAAAACGAATACGCAATGGCATAACCAATTCCGGTTCAGAATCGTCGGGAAAGAGTACCTCTATATCGACACATATACGAGCGAGATAGAAACCTCTCTCGACAAACCTGCCAACACGAGCGAGGAGATAGAAAACCGGATAGTCGTGCTCCGGGACGGTAATTTCACGTATTTCTCGAACTCCCGCCTCGACAACGTCACTTGCAGCCAAGCCGATAAATTAGCCACTCCCCGGACGATCTGGGGACAGTCGTTCGACGGTACGGGTGACGTTTCGGGTAATCTGACCGATGTAGGCAGCATTTCCATGAGCGGAGATATAAATGGGGTTGAAAGAATTTACTGTTCAGGAGTCGTGGCGGGAACCGGTAACAGTAGGGTTACTATCTATAATGGCGGGATATTGGCCTCAAACTATCTACGGTCGAACGGGTATATCACATCAGCCGGTAATATCACCGCCGGAGGGGATATATCGTCGCAAGGCAATATCTCGGCACAAGGCTCGGTCACTGCTCTAACAACTTCGGACATGCGTTTGAAGCGAGATTTCGACTATACCCTCAGCTATACCGACCGCCTCTTGGCGATGGGCAGGGTATGCGATTTTCTATACACCGAAAAAGCACGGAAGCGTAACAAGGGCGGCGTGGACGGGGAAGCCCATACGGGGCTAATTTATCAAGAGGTGAAAGAGGTATTGCCATCGATGGCCTACGAGACGGAGGACGGATACGGAGCTCTGAACTACCTGTCGCCCGACTATATCAACACGATTGCCGGGGCGACGCAGGAGACCGCCCGTCTGGTTAAGGCCCTTGTGGGAGATATAGAACGATTGAAAAAGGAATTGTCCGAATTAAAAGGGAAAGGAGGAAAGTGAGCCTATGGCCATCGATAAAAACAAGATCGTAGCCCCAGTAGCGATAACCGACCCGTATAATCTGCTGGGAATATACCCGGCAAACGGAGTATGGGACGTGGCCGACATCGTGGCTCTCGAACGGCCCCTGTTGCAGGGAGGCCGTCCGGGGCGTATCAACAAATGGAGCCGGCATAAACCCGTGCGCTATCCGCAGGCCGCACCGCTATCCGAAAATTATCCCCAGCAATCCGGCGGTGTCACTACATATATCGACCAATGGGAAGGAAGCGAGACGGATAAGAATCAAGGCATACGCTATGGCTTGAAAGCCACGATACCGCACGGTACGAATATCGTCGCTATCCATGATACCTCTTTCGATTATGTCGCCTATCCGCACCCGGGTACGGATTTTTGCCGTCTCAGCGACTTCGACGGCTACGACCACAATGCGGAACCTAATTTAACGGGAAGCCGGATCGGCGAAATCAGTGCGGACGTGCCGTATCTTTTTGTCGACATCAACTATTACGATACTTCTGTGAATCCTACCGGCGTACCCGTCGAATCGTGGCTGGCACTGGCCTCCGACAAGAGTATCGGCGATTATTATCCGGCTATTTTGGTAACTGATGGAAACGGAAGTAGTTTTGCCCGTCTGCTGACAAATACCTCTACAAACACCGTGACCACCTTGCGGGTGGGCAATGTGTGGTACTCCGCTTTCAAGGTCAAATTTTTCAACGACGGTACTACTCCGCCGATACTTCTTGTCGGTCAGAGCGACACATTTCCGGGGGAGGATTCGGTAGGGGCAAATTTGAAGGTGACGTTGTTCCTTATCGATAAGAAGTCGTTCGAATATTGGACAGAGGTCGACAAACAGATCACCGTGGCGGATTATTTCCCCATACCCACATCGATAGCCATGACAGCCGAGATAAACAGCACATATACCCCGATTAAAATCGTGGATTTCACTTTCCTTTCGAGCTACTTTCAAGTGCGTTTCAGTTTTCCGAACGGAAATCCTCCGGTGGGTGAGAAATACACCTTCCGCATTTCGGGATCCGGATTCCTCGCAATCTATGATTACGAATACAAGGGAACTGGGATTCTCATTTTGAATATCCCTTTGGGGACGACACATCCCGATCTTCCACCGGGAACCCATACCTATTACCTGACCTGTTCCGTGTATGGGGTCTCCTCGTCGGGAGAGGCCGGCGTACAACTCGACTCCCTATCCAAAAACGTGACATTCGACATTCCCGACAGCGGGATATTATAAACCTATAAATACAAGCATCATGATTGAATTAGTCAAAATCAGCGAGAACATCAGCCGTCAATTCGACGGACAAGAAACGGTAGATAACCTTCAAGCGGTCAATTACCGAATTGTGGAGAATGGTGTGGAAAAAGGCCATGTCACTGTCGGGCAAGGCAGTTTTAACATGAATGTCTATTCCATGACCTCCACGGTCGAAGAAACGAAAGCTCTGGTGGAAAAAATGTTCAACGCATTATCCGATGGCAGTGATGAGTGACAAAAAGTACGAAGAGAAATACTCATGGGAAGGTATTAAGGCCGGTTTGGAGTTTTCAGGTATGAATGGTGCCCCCATCGATGTGGAGGGACTGAAATTCCGCTTCATCTATCGGGATCAATACGGCCGGGCGTGCGAAGTCTCGCAGGAGGGTGACAAGCGGGTGAATTGTGTCCTTCGAGACGGCGAGCTGATAGCCGTATTCGAGCCGAACACTTTCCGTAAGGGAGTCCTTACCGTAGAAAGGCATTATTGCCGTACCGACTCCGATTTCGCGAGCGGAGTCTGGGAGTATGGCGGTGAGGACGAGACGAACATTAAAATCGTGTGAGGTATGGAGAAGTGCGATTACGTGATGGTGAAAGAGCGGATAATTGTACCAGAGGCTGTCGCAGTAAAAGAGCAGATCGTCGTGCCGGAGGCCGTTGCGGTGAAAGAGACGATCAGCGTGCCGGCTATTGTTCAAAAACCTAAATTTATTCCCGACCCGTCATGGGGAAATCTTGACGAATGCCCGGACAATGACATTTGGTTTGTGGTGACAGACGATAAACCGACTACATTTGAAGATTATATTTTTGTGCAGTACTCCTCTTTTAATGTAAAAAGTTATAAGATAGATTGGGGAGACGGTAGTGAAACTTATACCGCTATCGCCCCAACGACTACCAATATAACAAACCATAAATATTTGAAAGGAACTGGCAGAATAGACACTAATGGCAGGGAATTTTGGATAATGAAGGTTTCATATGAATTATATTCAATTGACTACGACCATTATATTTATCCAAACGGTTATGTGTATGTAAATTACCCGCAAAAGATATATAATATAGCTCCTTATAAATATATTGTATTTGGGGAAAATATTAGGAAACTCAAATACTGTTCATTTGAGTTGTCAACATTACCATTGGAAGCCATAAAATTTCTATCGGATACAATAGACTGCATACCAACTTTCCCGTATTCGAAAAATAGGTTAAGATATATATTACATACCGGGGATAGTTTAAAATTAACCTATTTAATAGGTTATAAATTTAGAAATATATTCTGTGATGATTTAAGTGACATTCAGATTGAAGGAGGAGAAATTGGAGAATACTTATGGGGCTGTCTAAATCAAACCAGAGGTAAAGTAGACCTTTCTAAAATGAAGGTATCATCGACTAACACATGGAGTCATTGCTTTTATGGCATGGCACAATCGGTTGAAGAAATAATCATGCCTCAGGAACCATTTACCGGTACTTATGTTAGGAACTGTTTTTATAATTGCACCTCATTGAGAAAATTGGTATTACCCAAATCGATGCCGAATGTAGAGGATGCAATAGGATTGTTTCAAAGTGATTATCAACTATATGATTTTGAACTGCCAAGCGATTTTGGTTCAAAAGGAAACGGGCTCATTCTTAATATGGATGGTGTACCGAAGACCATGAGATTGGATCTAAGAAACACAAAGATAAGATGTTTGTCATGGTCCGGTTCTTATCAACAACCATCATGCGGACTTACGGGGCTAACCTTTTCACCGGAATCACAATTTGATTATACTTATAACGGAGCAAATTTATATGTCAGATATTCAGCTCTTTCTCATGAAGCTATATTGGAGATTTTTAACCAATTACCGGATTTTAATGGAGAATCCGAAAGAGTAATAGATATAACCGGTTGTCTTGGAGTTACAGAAATTACAGAAGATGAGGTGAAAATAGCCACTGATAAAAATTGGAGGGTGATAGGAGTATGAAAATGATATGGAGGTATGAAAAATGATACGGAAAAAAGCGAGATACGGCTATTTATTGGTATATAAAACAGATGAGTATATCACGGTTACTCCGGCTGTTTCCGCTCCGGACGGGACCGATCTGACGGATTGGGAGGAACTCCCCGAGGCGGAAGCGAGAGAATTGGAACAGAAGTTTAACGAGAAAAAGGATACTAATATGGATACGTAGGAATAAAGCACGGAAAGTCAAGAAAGAGGACGGGGATAAAAAAAGAAAGCCCCCGGCCTGTCAATAGTCATCTCACCTACATATTAACGCATAACGCCACGAGAGCGCGACCGGGGGCAAATACCCTTTGGCCACTCTCGTGTTTTTTTTATACGTCGCATGTAAGTGAGATATTGCAAATGTACTATTTTTTTGAAAAATGAAAGTAATTGAGATACTGAAATTGAACCGGGAACTATTGAAATTCTGTCGCAATGCGGGCATTCGTCTCGATGATGTCCGATATATCGACCTGTTCAACGACTACAACCAACTGCTGGCCGATGGTGAGAAAACCTCCTATATCGTGGCTGCGCTGGCCGAGAAATACGGTGTATGCGAGCGCACGGTATATGACCTTATCCGCCGATTCAAAGCCGACTGCAATCTCCTTGCAGAGGAATGAGATCGCCCCGGAATGGAACAAGCTCATGTGCACGATACCTTTGCCGGCAACAAATGACACGCCATGAACAAATATTATCGGTTATTGGACAGAATCCTCGTCGACGGCAAGACACAAACCGGCAGGAAAGGCACGAGCCGCTACCTGCTTAACGAGTCGCTCTCGCTGACTCCGGCCGACCTGCTCGACATCTTCGAGGGCCACAGCATCGCCCGTCGAAAGCTCAAAGACGAACTGCGGCTCTTCATGAGCGGCGAGCGTCAGGTCGAGAAGTACCGGGAGGCGGGCATCAGCTGGTGGGATTACTGTGGCCATACGCTGGTGAACAGTTACCCTTCCTACTTCGAGAAACTGCCGCCGCTCATCACCAAAATAAATCGGGAAAAGCGCAGCAGCAAAAACTATGTGCTGTTCCTCGGATCCACCGACGCAGAAACCAATCAAGCCCCGTGCCTCAGCCTCGTGCAATTTCAAATCGACGGTGGCGAGCTGGTGCTGTCAGCCTACCAGCGCAGTTCCGACGCCAACCTCGGACTTCCGGCCGACATATATCACTTGTACCTGATGTCCCGGCAAATCGATTTGCCCCTGCAATCTGTCACCCTCAACCTCGGCAACGTACACATCTACGACAATAACATCGCCCGTACACGGGATTTGCTCGCCGGTAACGAAAATATCAAATTTGACCTGAACGTATGAAAAAGAAAATGTATTTATCCGCCCCTCTCCCGTTCGTAGGGCAGAAGCGCATGTTCGCGCGCGAGTTTATAAAGGTTTTGAAACAGTTTCCCGACGACGCCACATTCGTCGACCTGTTCGGAGGCTCCGGCCTGCTCTCCCATATCGCCAAGCGGTGCAAGCCGAATGCCACCGTGGTGTACAACGATTTCGACAACTACCGCCGTCGACTCGAAAACATACCGCACACCAATCGATTGATCGCCGATATTCGGGAAATCGTGGGCAATACCGTTCCTCGGCACAAGGCGATCACCGGAGACATTCGGGAGCGCATATTCGACTGCATTCAGCGGGAGGAGCGCGAAAACGGATATGTCGATTTCATCACGCTCTCTGCCTCGATTATGTTTTCGATGAAGTATAAGCTGAGCGTCTCTGAGATGCGGAAAGAGACCCTTTATAACAATATCCGCAAAAACGATTATCCGGACTGCTCCGATTATTTGGAAGGGCTTGTAATCACCTCTCGGGACTATCGGGAGGTGTTCGATGAGTACAAGGATACGCCCGGTGCGGTGTTTCTGGTCGACCCTCCCTATCTATCCACCGAGGTAGGCACCTATACCATGTATTGGCGGCTCTCCGACTATCTCGATGTGCTGACGATTCTCGCCGGCCATTCGTTTGTCTATTTCACCTCTAACAAGTCCTCCATACTCGAATTGTGCGACTGGATAGGCAGGAACAAGAGCGTGGGCAATCCCTTCGACGGTTGCACGAAAGCCGAGTTCAACGCCCACATGAACTACAATGCCACCTACACCGACATGATGCTGTACAAGCTCAACGCCTGATTCGACATCGATTCGAAGATTCTACCCATACCGTTATAAGGGCGTTCGAATGCTGTTATAATACCGCATATCTATCATAATACCAATACCTTACAGGGAATAAGTAACCCCGACATCTACCAGCCTGATGCCGGGGTTGATTGTAAAATGTTGTTAACTATGCGCATATTTTTATTTCGTTATTTTGTATATACAATAAAAAGACATATCTTTGTAGTGTAATCAAAAACAAATACTATATATGAAAACGATAGAAGAAGCTCGAAAAATATTATCAGAAAATAATATTAGTGGCATTAAAGTGGATGCTGTATACGAAGAAGATGGGCAATCAATCGTGACATTATTCGTAGAGGGGGACAAAAAGCATATAAAAAAAATTAATAGCTCTTTGCCATTTATAAAATTAGCTTCAAATTTTTCATCAAAAGGTTTTTCTGTAAGGGTTACAAATAGTTCTCTTAAAAGAGAAGCAAAAAAAATGAGACAAGAAAAAAAAGACAACAGGAGCGACTCGAAAAAAATATTTGACGAAATTATAAACCTTTCATCGAAAGAGATTATAAACAATAATTCTCAATATTATATGGCATACGAAGCTCTGTCAAGATTTTTGTACGAAATAAAGAGATTAAATGTATTTGCATCAAAAGTTGCTGAAAGTATAGAAGGTAAAATGAGAAATCGTAGCCCAAGAGTAGCTAAAATATCAGAAAAACAAGCATGGGTATTAGCTTTTGCAGCCGTTGAACATAATATAAAAATTGAATTTTAATAAAATGCTTAGATATGAAAACTCAAATTAAGAACTTAATCAGTGGTCGTAAAGATGTGATAATCGATGAAACGAATGCCAAGTATGACAATGCCAATAAGTCGACATCTCATAACGGGTTTGCCGGAACAAACAAAGAAGAACGCATTGAAATAGCACGGCGTGTGATAGAAGAGAATCCTGACGGGCTGAATATTGAGATTAAAGGTGTTTTTCTGTCGTTAAATCG